TTTATAGAGCAAACGCTAGACTCAAGAATTGAAGAAGCATTGCCTATACTAGCAAAACTAAAGGAAACTCCCATGCGTGAAGCAGACGAATTTGAATGTTGGACCAACCGGGTCATGGAAGGTACATGGGCCTTGCCCAATGATGCAGAAACAGAACAACAATTAAAGGACTTGATGAGCAAGCCCTTGATTGTTGGAACTGATGCTACTAATGCTACAGAACAACTGTATGACCTAGTAGGTGATGACATCTTGTTTGATCGTTTAGGTGATCTAGCTGACGAAAACCCTGACGCCAACTGCTGGGAAGATCCCGGCGTTATCAATCGACTAGGTGAGCTTGGCATTGATATTACACCAACTACTAGCGCCACAGATGATGAAGAAAATCTTGACATCGATATTAACAAACACGGAATTGATCCCGAAGGCGACTATGAACAAGATGTAACAGAAGGCTCAGATAGAGTTGATACGCTGGTTACTAACGGATTAAAAATAATGCGTGGTCCAACATGGTTGGATGCTGTGGCCGCAATAAAATATCAAGTTGGAGAAAGAGATTACAGAGAGCGTCGTGAGTTTTATGATTTCTTTGTCCAACAACTAGTGGATAGGTATGGTAAAAACCCTGTAGCAGAAGGCCACGACGCTAGCCCAGTGGCTAGTGCCCTTACCCGTCGCATCATGACGCAACGTTTGGATTTACTAAAGAAGTATGGTCCAGTAAAAGTTACTCAAGCAATCGATGATGCCGCTGAATTTTTTGGTGATGTAGAAGAAATTGGCAGCAGTGACATGTATGCCTATATGCAATACGTTGAAAAAGCACTTGACGGTATGAATGAGCAAGGTTTGGCGGAAGGACATGGCTCCTTCTATGCAGAACAACTGGCAGAAAAAGTTTTTGCTCAAATGCCCAATTTGCAAAACCAAGACGACATCATAAAAGCAGGCTATGATATGGCCAAAAAAGAACCCAATCTAGGTACCAGCGTAAATGGTATATTCCGCGATGAAGATTTTGTCAGCGATTTTGTGACTAATTATGGATATCTACAAAAGCAAGGCATGGCTGAAGACCTGGACACCGACGGGGTCATGATGACCAAACCATCAAACATGTCAAGTGAGTCAGCGGATCCTGTACTACGCCTCAAGCAAATGCTCAAATACTGACATTTGCCACTTTACTAACAAAAGGCAGAATCTTCTGCCTTTTCCTTTGACAATACTAAATACATCGTGTACACTACAACAAGTGTACGCAACAGGCATATACTAGGCATTTAGTAAAACATTCATAGGCAACGAAAGGTAAAACACTACGGCATCATTATCAGAAATCCGCGCACGACTCCAGGCTGCAGAGTCCAAACAAGGCGGCAACACACAAGGCGGCGGCGACAAAGCAATTTACCCACACTGGAACATGGACGAAGGCAAAGAAGCCGTAGTTCGCTTCTTACCAGACGGTAACAACAAAAACACATTCTTCTGGGTCGAACGTGCAATGATTCGACTGCCCTTTGCAGGCATCAAGGGAGAAATGGAATCCAAGCAAGTCATGGTACAAGTGCCCTGCGTAGAGATGTGGGGCGACGCTTGCCCAATCTTAGCAGAAGTACGTACATGGTTCAAGGACAAGAGTCTTGAGGACATGGGTCGTAAGTACTGGAAGAAACGTTCATATATCTTCCAAGGCTTTGTTCGTGAAAATGCTCTCAGCGATGACACAACCCCAGAAAATCCCATCCGACGTTTCATTATCGGCCCACAGTTGTTTACCTTGATCAAAGGTGCATTGATGGATCCTGAGTTGGAAGAATTGCCAACTGACTTGATGCGTGGTCTAGACTTCCGTATTGCTAAAACCAGCAAAGGCGGTTACGCTGACTACAACACAAGCAAGTGGGCACGTAAAGAGTCTGCGCTGACCGAAGCTGAACAAGATGCCATTGCAAAACATGGCTTGTTTGACTTGGCAACATTCTTGCCCAAAAAGCCCACAGACGTTGAGCTCAAGGTTATCAAAGAAATGTTTGAAGCAAGTGTAGATGGCAAACCTTACGACACTGAGCGTTGGGGACAGTACTTCCGTCCAGCGGGAGTGGCAGCACCAGCAGGTTCTGCACCAGCTGTTAGCGAAAGTGCGCCTGCTACAGCACCAGCTGTGGCAGAAGATGCACCATTTGATGTAGAAGATGCACCAGCACCTACTGCACCAGTAATCAAGCAAGGTGATAGCAACAAAAATGCACAAGACATTTTGGCTATTATCCGTGCTAGACAAAAAGCCTAATCACTGTTGATTAATAAATGCCCCGTCAGGGGCATTTATCATTTGGTCTAACATGATATATCACACTTATGACAGCTATAACGACATATTACAGTCGCAGTATCTTCACGGAGACATATACATTACTGATCACTTGAACGGGTTTGATCAGAATAGACGAAACTACATTTTAGATCATCTCAACGCCATTGCTTTTCCACACCGGGTGTATGTAAACTATGCATTAGATGATGACATAATACGTCACTACAACAATTTAAATTTACAGTTTATATTTCAAAAGCGAGCATTTGATTATTTTGATGGGTTTACAACAACAGTACCGTGTGACTTCAAAACGTTTGTGTGTTCGTTTAACGGTTCTCCACATGTGTCAAAGCAGTTGCTAACATCAGCCTTGCACAAGATGGGTTGGTTTGATCCTGATCATTGCAGTAAAAATTTCACAACCAGTCGAGATCGGGTCGACGGCAATGTGCAAACACTGTTGAATGACAGTTCAACTGAACCATTCTATCGAAAGTTTATCATTGATGATCAAGATGATAAATTTTACAATTCAGAGTTTGGGTTTGATTTTAATCGAACAGACCATACCAAGAATATTCAATTGCTAGAATCTAAGCTAACAGGATCCTTTGTGCACCTTATAGCAGAAACAGTGGGTACAACATACTATCCATTTGTCACTGAAAAATTTGTTTACAGTGTGGTCACTCGTGGATTATTTGTTGCGTATGCACAACCTGGTTGGCATAAACACATAGAGAAATATTTTGGATTTCGTCATTATACTCAACTGTTTGATTACAGTTTTGATCAAATACAAAATCCAATACAACGATTGGTAGCGATTATAGGTATGTTATCTAAATTTAGCAACCTGTCCCGACAAGATTGGCACGATTTGTATTTGTTAGAACAAGACACCATTGAATACAATTATGACCACTTTGTCAGCAAAAACTATCTAAAGTTGTTTCCTGAATCACTAGACATTCTTCCGAAACCTTTAGTATAATACATACAACTTTACAAGGAACTTCTATCATGGGTAAACCATTTGACGTATCAAAATTCCGCAAGGAAATTACAAAAAGCATTGACGGCCTAAGCATTGGATTTAACGATCCTACAGATTGGATCTCCACAGGCAACTATGCCTTAAACTATCTTATCTCAGGTGACTTCAACCGCGGCATCCCACTGGGCAAGGTCACTGTGTTTGCTGGAGATTCCGGTGCAGGCAAGTCATATATCTGCTCTGGTAACATTGTGAAACACGCACAAGAACAAGGCATCTTTGTTGTGTTGATTGATAGTGAAAACGCCCTAGATGAAGACTGGCTCAAAGCACTTGGTGTTGACACTGGCCAAGATAAACTTCTTAAACTAAGCATGGCCATGATTGATGATGTAGCAAAAACTATTTCAACATTCATGAGTGATTACAAAGCATTGCCAGATGGCGACCGTCCCAAGATTTTGTTTGTGATTGACTCCTTGGGTATGTTGTTGACACCCACAGACGTTAATCAGTTTGAAGCAGGTGAAATGAAAGGTGACTTGGGTCGCAAGCCCAAAGCACTAACAGCACTTGTTCGTAACTGTGTTAATATGTTTGGTAGTTACAATGTCGGCCTGGTTTGTACCAATCACACATACGCAAGCCAAGACATGTTTGATCCAGACGACAAGATCTCGGGCGGACAAGGTTTCATTTACGCTAGCTCAATTGTTGTAGCTATGAAAAAGATGAAGCTCAAGGAGGATGAGGACGGCAACAAAGTTTCGGAAGTTAATGGTATTCGTGCAGGCTGCAAGGTTATGAAAACACGCTATGCCAAACCTTTTGAAGGTGTGCAAGTCAAGATTCCTTACACAACAGGTATGAGCCCATACTCCGGTCTTACTGATTTGATTGAGAAAAAGGGCTTGCTCAAAAAAGAAGGCAACAGTCTTGTGTTTACTACCAGTGCAGGCGAGATCATCAAGAAGTTCCGCAAAGGTTGGGAACGCAATGATGATAACTGCCTGGATACTGTTATGAAGGACTTTGGAAATCAAAAAGAAGAGGTAAGTAACCTTGAACAGGAGGATGCGGAATGACCGAAACCGTAGTAAGTGAATTATGGAGCGAACTCAAACGCTATATCAACACCGTTGATCGTGCCGAAGCAGCCGAAACAGTTGTAGCGGTGCTAATTGATCATGACAGTGACGTTGAAGATATCCGGGATGCCTTTAAAGGTGACGGTGATGTAAAACGTGCACTAACTTCTTATCTTGACAATGATAACAACTATGAAGATGAAGAAGACATTGAAGAAGAAGCTGAAGAGGATTATCTCGAAGACGACTGGGAAAATTAATGTGGTATAATCGAGTAGTTGCTGATCTTGGCAAAATTCCTGACTTCATAGCTCATTACGAACATGAGTTAGTTGATGCCAAGAAAGAATGTCGGATCGGTGGTTATGTAGAAATTAACATCAAAGAACTTCCGGGTGTTACTGAACATCGTTTTAATCAATTGCAAGAAATTGAAGCAGTACTAAACTATCTCAATATTCAATTACGAAAAATTCGTCGACGACATTTTCAAAAATATCTTGAAGGATATGCCCGTGCTCTTACAGCACGTGATGCTGAAAAGTATGTTGATGGAGAAGATGAAGTTATTGATTTTGAGACTTTGATCAACGAAGTGGCATTGTTGCGTAACAAATGGCTGGGCATCATGAAAGGCCTAGATACCAAGCAATGGCAAATGGGACATATTGTGCGTTTGCGCACAGCCGGTATGGAAGATATTCAAGTGTAAAGCAACCGTTGTAAAGGAAGTCCCTGGGCGATTTCCCCAACGGTCCACTCAGTGTAGGCCAAATCATTTAACCACTGCTGTCTATCGGGACGTAGTGGTTGTTCAACAAGCGAGAAATCAATATTGGCCACAGGTGCTGCCAGGCTTGTTGCCCCAACAAAAGCAGGCACGCCTTTCATAACTGCCTCAACTCCTGGCCCACTGTTCCAATTTACCACAGCCCAGGCGTTGTCTAGTGCACTATCAAAGTTGTAACTATCGTATGTGTTGGGTATTTTTAGCGGTTGGTGCATGGCAACATCTGGCCAGGCCTTTTTAAACTGAAATCTTGGGTGAGGTCTGACAACAATAGGCCTATTGGTGTAACACCGTATGCGTTTGATAATATCACTAACCCATTGTTCGGGAGCAGGTTGATTGCACCACTGCTCGCTGTCGGCACGTTGTGTGCATATCAATATATAATTTCCGGTATTGCGCCATGGCGCCAACTCCAGCCCCAATTGCTGTGCCCTTGTGGGACCTTGATCAACTGCTCCAAAATATCCTGATCTGTTGATACCATTTAACCCCACCCGCCAGGTGACATCTCGTTTTAGGTTGCCTACTTCTAGTACAATCACAGGTAGATTGTGTTTGCGATAATGCTGCCATACCAGTTGATTTTTTCGCATTTTACCAGCCCAAACATGGCTCCAGATCACGGCCATGTCGGCATCCATTGAATCTTGCACAGTTGATATACCGCGATTGCGACAACTTTGTAAAAAAGCATCAAGTACTGGACCGGCATTTCTGGCAATCTGATTTGGGAAGTAGGCGATGTTCATAGGGTTAAATATTTAACTATGCAGATATCACCACTTCAAGGAAAGCTCGACCAAGCTAATTTCTTTATCTATGCTGCCGCAGACGCTGATTATTTTGACTGTCACGGCATACCTTTAATCAACAGTGTAACTCGTAATACCCAACATGGCATACACTTGCACTTGTATAACCCCAGACAGGACCAGCTGGTGTTTTGTCAACAACATGCTCGTGTGAGTGTTACATGGGAAACAGTTGATCAAGCACAGTTTCAATCAGCTTTTGATTTTTGGAGTCCAGATGTAATCCCAGATCCCTACATGGGTCGCAAACGAAAAATGCTGGGACTCAAACAATATGAACTCAAAGGCAACAACCTTGAAAGTTTAAGAACATGGTTGTGGAAAACTTACTATGCTTGTATGCGATTTGTTCGCATGGCTGAAATTATACAAAAGCCCACTAGATTTTTAGAAATAGATGTTGACGGCCTGGTACGGGCGCCATTTGAATACATACTGCACAATGACCCAAAGACTGATGTTTATTTGTATGAAAAGGCCAAGGGCGGACATCTTGCTGGGGCAATGTTGTTTACTGAACGTCCCACAGGAGTAAACTTTATACAAGAACTAGGTAATACAATACGTGCAGAAATTGAAAAAGACAATATTTACTGGTTCCTAGACCAACACAGCCTAGACAACATTATTGGTAGGTATCGTAAAGGTGCGCTGCCAGTGACTTACATCGATTGGCACATGAATCCAGACAGTACTATTTGGAGTGCCAAGGGCAAGCGCAAAGAACTAGACGTGTTCAAACAAGAGCAACAAAAATATCTATAGTTGTGCTCGATATTCAATGAGTCGTTGTGCCCACTCATGTCTGATTTGACGCATGGATTCTGATTTGTAAAGTTTTTTTTGATTGGTTCTATTTAGATACGTTTGATCTAGATTGTTGCCCGTGAGATCCGCTCGGTCATGAAATGCTACAGCATCGATCAATTTGATAGCATTTGCTTCTAAACAAATATGATGTATCCAAGAATCGTTGGAGTTTGACAAACTTACCGAGCCAAAAAGGTCAACCCACTTTCGTGGAATCAAGGGAAACAATGCAAATTTTGGTCGATAGTTTTCGGTAACCATGTGCAACATGCCCATGTAATCTTGTTCTTGTTGTACCATACTATCCCAGCCAGCAGATTTCATCAAAGCATCATCATTCCAAACCAGTAGCCATTTTCCTTGCGCATGATCTGCTAGTAAATTATAATATTGGTGTAGTTCTTGATACCCCCAAGCCGGGGTTTTGTGTACTTGTAGCCCTGAGCCATAATCAGCAACTAAAGTAGTCCATGTTGCGGAACCAAAGTAATCATGACTTTCTGTATCATCTTCATCATAGGCCACAGCTATTTCAATCTGTGCAGGGTTGCTGGCCTGGTCCAGTAGTGAACGAACTGTGCGTTCAACCAAGGATGTTCTATGCCGTGTGGGTAATAATACTGTGACCAACATTACTTGACCCATTGGCGCATGTGAGCCCATTGACGACCTGACTTGAGGTCGTCAAAACTCCAGTGACACTGGGCAAGCTTTCTAATCCACTGTTCTCGATCTGGCATCAAGGGATTTTCTAATAGCTTAAAATTGGTGTTGGCAATATCGCCACCTTGACTGTAACTGGGATCATCTGTGATAAATGCAGGAATTCCTTCAATAGGAGCAACTGCACTAGGTGTGCTATTGTGACACACTAAAGCCCAGCAGTCGACTAGGTCTTGTGTGATGTGACGATCTTGTGGGCTTACAGTAACGCCAAATTTGGCCAACGTGTCTTTATACTTTGGATACGCTTTCCAATCCCCAGGATGCCATCTTAGCACAATAGGACGATCGCTATTTTCTCGAATTAATCGCAGTGTTCTTTTTAGCCATGCCATGAGATCGGCACCTCGCATGCTCCAGCCCAAGGGACGTTGTAGGGTAATGAGAATATGACTGCCATGTGTACGCCAGGGCTTTAAATCCATATTGTAGTCTCTACGTATGTTGGCCCAGTTTTCATCCCCAGGATTGTCATTGCAGTATATCCCCGTGGCAGGAAATACGCCATTAAAACTATAACGTAGGTACTTGTGAGGGTTTACACGATCCTGGTAGATAAACACATTCGAGTCAATACTGAGCCAGTATCGGTTCAACTGTGTTTGCGTGTCCATGACCATCTTACGAACTTTGTAATGTGACAATCCAGTTTTGCTAGGATTGGCATCAAATGCATTGCCAATTATGGCACCTACATCACATGACTCATACGTGCGACTGCTGGTAGTCATAGCACTATCTCCGCACTTGGCTGCGCCTTCAGCAAAATATGTCAGGGCATTGATCTTTTCTTCACCGTTGATGTGTACAGGTAAACTGCTAAGATAGCTTTTAATAACTAAGGGTTGGACGTTGTTCATTTTCTTGTACCAAACTCCAGGCCTGGCCTGTTACAATTTCATCAAGACTGAATTGACTGTAGGCAATTGAACATAGCCATTTATATACTATGTCTTCACTGGGCATGACAGGGTTTTCAATCTGTGACAAATCATTACCACACACAGGATCTGCCGCAGTGGGGGCTAGGCCAAATGCTGGAATACCGTATTGCACGGCTTCTACTGTTGCAATACTGTTATAGGTGACCAATGCATAGATATCGTCGTCTAAGGCATCGTAGATGGTGTTATTTGTACGCTCGCCTCGACCAGCCTTTTCCCTCCAGACAATTTCTCTATCTGAATGTTTTTTAATTGTTCTTTCAACTTTCTCAATCCACTTTTCACGATTATGTCCATAATACTGAAATGGTTTTTCAGTTGGAAGGACCACTAGAATTTTTGATCCCTTACGCCGCCAGCCCTTGTATTTCAGTGTTGGATTAAATTTGACCAATTCCTTCCAACGATCGTCGGGCACATCCATGATTGTGGAATGTTGCATGGAATTTTTTACGATACGATGATATATTTTTCTACCTGTAAGATTGTTGTCACAGCGATAGTTTCCAAGATATCCAGTTTCAATAAAGTAGTAATCTTGTCCGTGTTCCTGAACAAATTTAATTATTTTACCTGAACTAATTCCACGTACCAACACCGGGGTTTTGATAATATCTTCAGCTTCCTCCCAAAATCTATTTTTAGCAACAAATTTGCTGTTGGGGTAAGCTGACATAACCATGGCAGGATAATCTGAAAATTTTAAACAGCGATCAAATTTTTCATTTTGATTTACAATATATTGACGAAACTCTTGACCTAACTCATCTCCGCCCTGGCGTTTAATGGAATTTCTAATTTCTTTGGTCAGTAGCTCTTCAGGAATTGGACTCATGTGCCATTGTTGTTCAATTTGTCTGAGAATGTTAACTTCGTTACGAAGTTTTAGCAAATCTGTAACATTGTGCTTGAGTGCTGATTCAATTGTGGTATGATGTTGTTTATATTCATTAGCAGGCCACCGATCAACTAACGCCACTGGTAAAATCATAGCATATTCCTTTGCAAGCAGTATTCAGTCAGAATACGTTCTCTGTGCCATTCATCACCTTGTGGGGTGTCAGCAAATTCTTGAAAGCACGGTGTGCCCAGTGTGTAATGTAGCAATTTAGCATCCCGATTAATACCGTACTCATCTGGTAGCCAATTCCACTCAGGTGGCAGTTCACCAATGCGAGCATCTTCTAACCACGAGAAGCGGTGGAGCTCACTGCCTGTGGATTGCTGGACGAACTGGGGAGTAAGTCGCCTGTTAGGAAAGCTATTACAATTCCACAGAATAACACTACTCCAATTTTTTCGAGGATAGTCTTCATTTGGTGCTCCTAGGTATTTTACAGGCATGCGTGTTTTGTAGTCGTGCTTGACTACCATCACATCCATGTAGGAATTTTTTAAATCCCATAATTCAGTAATATCGCCACGCACAATCATATCACCGTCTATGAAGATTGCCCACCCTTCATAGTCCATCAAGTGCGGTACAAGAAAACGTGTGTATATAAAATGATTACTGCCGTCAGTATGAGTTTCGTCGTAATCTCGAAACAGATTTAGTGCCACTGGTATAATTGCTACTGGTTTACTGGCATTGCGTATGATACTGTTGACACATGTATGATATGCTATTGCTTCTCTAGGATCATACCCAACAAATACAGGAATAGGTTTCATCGGCGTTCAATGTCCTCTTCCACACAATCTTCGCCATATTGTATTTCAATCAACTTTAACGGTTTGTCAGTTTCGTTGCACAGTTGATGCCATTCATTTAGTCTGATCCATGTCGACTGATGCTTTGCCGGGCTTGCCATTAAGTCACGGTCTGTGCTATGCGGATCCACTGTGTATACTGTGGCTTCGCCTTCGGCCACAAACCAAAACTCAGCACGTTTTTCATGGCGTTGCATACTAAGGCAAGTTTTTGGGTTTACCGTGAGTTCTTTAAGTTTTGTATGCGTGCCAACTTCGTGCAACACACGATAGTACCCCCAGGCTCGGCCCGTCTTGGGCTTTTTCCAGTCTTCAAGAATCCAACTTGAGCTATTCTTCTTGTCCTGACCACCAACACCAAACACAAATTCTACACCTTCAACAACCATTTCAGGGATGTTATCTTGAGTACGATCGCCACCATTGGCAAACACAATATCTGCTGTGGGATAGCGAGCTTTGATCAGTCTGATAGCATCACAGCTGGATCCATCATCGTCGTTGTAAACAACAACTTCGTCAACCATTGCAAGATTACCTACTATAGTCATTCGTTCTTGCAAAGGCATGAAAGGTCTACCTTTCTTACGGGCAAGCCATTCATCAGAATTAAGTCCCACAACTAACCTATCCCCAAGTGCTCGAGCAGCCTTGAAATAGGCAATGTGACCGGAGTGCAGTGGATCAAACCCACCAGTGACAACAATTATTTTCATAGAAA